CAATCTGGTTAGCATGTTCCACCATGTCAGTGGCGTACACATGGTTCTTCTTGGCATAGTCCAGAGCACCCCGTTCCACAGATGTCAATTCTTTGCCCATAGCAGCCTTCGTAAAGGTCATGCCAGATTGTGCAAAGTAGTCCATACCTTGTGTCAGCCATGTTGTCTTAGGAGCTAAACCACGTCCACGCAATAAAGCAGTCATTGCAGGAATAACAGCAGGAGCTTGAATGATTTGCATACCAATAAAGGCAGGGCTAAGAGACAACATCCAGGTGTTAGCTACAGCACGAGCACCGCTAATAGCAGCTTTAGGATAGGAAGGACCTAAACCAATAGAGCCAAAGGCAGCGTTAGTAAAGTCATTCAAAGCCTTACCCATACGGCTAGGGTTGATACCCAAAGCATTCTGCATGTAGTCATCAGCAAGACGAATTGCTTGGTCTTGTTTAGCAACCACTTCAGGGTGACGAATCACTTCGTTCACATCCTTAGCAGCTTCAGCCAGATGGCTCCAGTTGTAGGCGCTTTCAGCGTAACGAATCTGGTTTTCAAAGAATGCACGGGCATTGTCTTCTGTAGATTCCCAGAACTTACGACCTTCCATACCAAAGACACCCTTCTTCTGCATGGTGTGCTTTTGCATACCAAGGTAGTTAGAGGGATCATCCTTAGCGACTTCTTTGAGCGTGTTAACAAACTCAGCAATGTGGGGATTATCTTCACCAAGAGTGGCAAGCACGTCTTGGAAAGCTTCATGGGGAGTGCCCTTAGCAGAACGAGAAGTCTTTGACATGTCTTGCAAAGGACCAAACGACAGAGTAGCGTCTTTCTCTAACACCTTCTTTTCAATAGCTGTTAGGCTACGAGGACCGAGGGTTTTAGAATCAGCACCAATAACACCAACAACTTCCTGCTTACCGTCAATCATCTTGTAGACAACCTTACGGAAGTCACCAGTCATAGACATAGCAGAATAGGCCTCACGACCTGTAATTGGTTTCTTACCTGTGGCTTCACGAGCAGCGTTGATTTTACCCAACACGTCGTTCATCATGGTTTGATGTTGTGTGATGAAGTTTTTCAGGTTGTCAGACAAACCATACTTAGCCATCATCTCAGGGGTAATTGTTTTCTGGTTCAAGTCAGCAAGGTTCAAAAGCTCAAAAGCTTCTGTACGTTCTGCTTTAGACAGGTCACGCAAAGAACCTAAGTAGTTTGTGTGCAGCTTCTCAAACACCTCAGCTTTAGCCAAGCCGTCAGCTTTCAGGAAACGATCCACAGTGAAATGAACCACTGGGTTGTTAACCTTAGCCTTTAGGAATGCTCCGCCCTTTGTGAGGGCGTTAACAGCCTTCTGTACGCTGTTTTGAGCCACGTCAGGGGCCTTTAAAGCCAAATCAATAGCAGCCTCAGGGGTCTCAATCATAGCGTTGCCAATCGACTTTAAACGATCGCCAATACCTGGAACATTGAGCATGGGAGACTTGCCAAAATTAGCACCCAAGCCAGCTAGTTTAAAAGCTTCTGGGTCAAAGTTGGCATGGAGTTTAGTTTCGCCAGGAAACATCTCTTGCATACGCATACGTTCCTGCATCTCAGGAGTAATGCCCAGCTTCTTGCCAGCTTTAGTGAATTTAGTTTTCTCTGCTGGAGTCATCTCAGCAAGAGTTTTATGGCTTGCTTGTACAGGCACTTCGTGAGCACCGAACAAGTCCATTTGACCATGAGCTGGATGCTCAAGGTATTGTTTGTAGGCTTCTGTAATATTCTCAGGCATTACAAAAGCAGTACCAGGTTCTTTAGCTAAGTTGTCAAGAGTTTCAATGAACTCAGTCTTAGACAAAGGACGCACTTGACCATTCTCTTGTGCAAACACTTCCTCATAAGGACGGTACATGTTAGCATGGGGTTCAAACACACCAGCTTGTGCACCCTGTTGAGAGCGTTGTGCCAACTCAGAATCACGTTGTACTTGTTCCACAGCACGAGCAGCTTCCACTTCACGAGCATGTTCTGCAGCACCCGTAGGAGCATTCTCACGATTGCGATAGCGTTCTGCATTAATGTCCAGGGCAGCAGCTTTACGAGCTTCTTGTTCAAAGGCAGCATTACGAGCATCAACAGCATCTTGAGCTTTCCATGCACGGCTAGATGACTCAAACTCAGGGAGTTGTTCTGCCATCTGTGTCATTGGATTGAACTCTTCTGCTTTAGCAAAAGGTTCTGCACCCAAGTCACGTGCCATACTTTCCATTGGAGACAACACAGGTTGTTTAGCAACTGGTGCTGGAGCAGGAGCTTTCAGCTCTTCCTTCATAGCAGCAACACCTGTTTTAGGTTGCTCAACAGGCTTTGGAGCTTCCACAGGTTTAGGAACTTCCATACGAGTACGGGACAAGTTCTTACCAACAGCACCAACCAATGGAGCCAAGGTGTTAGCATAAGGCAAACCTTGTACTGCAGTGGCAGCAGGCAACACATAGCGGTTAATTGCTTCACCAACATTACCAGTCATTTCCTGACCAGCCTCTGTACGAGGTTGGAAGGTCATGGCTTCCATGTTCTTAGCATACAGGTCTTCAAAGCTATCAGTAGCACCGTTAGCTTTCTGCATTGCTGCAGGAATCCAACCAAGAGCACCACCGAGAGCACCAGTACCCAAGCTTAACAAGGTTTCACCTGTACCAGTTAAACCCTCTCGCTGCGTATTAACAGCACCCTGTACTTCAGCAAGGGTTTGTTCTTTAAGAGAAGGAGTTTGTGATTTAGTCAGACGACCACGCAACTCTTGCAAGATTTCGTCATCTGAATAGCCATCGGCTTTGGCATCGGCTAAACGGAATCCTACACGTCGTGCAGCTTCTGCATTAACTTCCTGAATTGAATACCCGTCTTTCAGAGCTGCGTCGATGTCCATAAATTTCCTTAATAAGAACCAATAGGTTTACGTGGGCTGCCTGCTGAAGCAGGAGCTGCTGGAGCTGGGGTACCAGGCACCTCATCCAACGGAACACCCAAACCTTGTAAGAGTTTTAATTGTTGTGCTGCACGAGCATCACCAGCAGCAGCTTTGGCTTGTAAGTCTTGAGCAGTTGCTTGTTTAGCTAGAGCCGCCAAACGCAGATACTCAGAATCATCACCAGCCAAACGAGCTTTTTCAGCATGGTTGGTATAGACAACGGCTTGAGCTTGGTAGTTCTTAGCACCTGACAAGTCTTGTGACAAGGATTTATCTGCTGCAGCACGGTCTTTAGCAATTTGTGCACGAGAGTCAGCAGCGTAGCGTTGAGCATTAGCACTCGTATCAGCAGAGTAGCGATGACTTGCTGCATTAACGTTAGCCACATCCATCTTAGAACGGTAATCTTTGTTCTGAGTAATGGACCACTCATGCTTGGCTTTAAGTTCTTTTAGCATGGCGTCTGGATCCATACTAAACAAATGCTTTCGGTCCGCGTCATCCAAAGGAATACCCGCTTGTGCAAACAGTTGGTCAGCAGCCGCATAACGAGCAGGACCACTAACTTGTGACAAGACAGGAATTGCTTTACCTAAGATTTCATCACGGTAAGCTTCTTTTTCCTGTTTAGCTTTAAGATCACCAGAAGCAAGTTCTTGTTGTTTAGCTTGCAGAGCTAAAGGATTCATCAGCTTAGCTTGGTCGGTTTCCATGAGAATTTTATCCATCTGAGCTTGACGCATTGCTTGCTCAGACTTGGCAGCATTTGCTTCATTCCCCATTTGGACACCTGCAAGGATTGAACCCCCTGCAGGACCGAGTTGATTAAACATTGTTGATAAGTCAGCCATATTAGCCCTTCTGTGTAGCAGTAAGTGCCGCCAAAGTCAGTGGAGTATTCATCATACCATATTGGTTACCCATTGCGGTATTAGCCAAAGCATTTTGACCTGTTTGCATGTTAGCCAAAGCGTTTGTGCGATAGGTAGCAATTTTACCTGCAAAATCATTAGCACGAACACCATACTGACTATTACGACCAGCAGCAGCATCTTTACGATCCATCTCTTGCTTGAGCAAGTTGTACTCAGGAGAACCTGGAGCATACGTGTTCAAGATATCTTGACGGTTTTGATTGTACATAGCTTCTTGTTTGTCTGCCATTTTGTTCTTGGCATACATATCATACAAGCTACCACCAACGTACATGGCTTGAATTGGGTTTTTACCAGCCCAGTTTGCTGCAGCACCTGCGGCATCACCAAAGTTACCTGCACCCATAGATGCTAAGAAGCCTTGAGGAGCTGTGTAACCTGTAGCTGGGTTAAAACCACCACCAACGTCAATGTTGTCAGGAGCATATGGGTTTGTTGGAACTGTAGCAGGAGCTGTAGTACCTGTGCCCATATCATAGCCATAGTTACCTTCACCGCCTGTAGTACCGTAGGAAGGAACATTACTACCTTGTGCTACAGTTGTTGGAGTAAAAGCGGGGGCTGTAGGTGCAGGACCTGTTCCACCCAATGTACCAGGACTTGATCCTGCTCCACCTAAATCGGCGCCGTTTTGATAATCAACCGCAGAAGAACCAGCCCCTGTGTTGAACATCTCACCAAGAGAACCATAGTTGCGCATGTTGCCATTAGCACCACCAGCAATACCACTACCCAGCAAGGCTAGATTGCCAAAATCAGAATTAAGTTTTTCTTTAGCGCCATCACTAACTAGTCGTGACGTTACAATGCTAGAACCTGGAAGAAAGTAGTTACCAACTGGTACTGCTGCTGCTTCAACCGTGTCACGGAAACTTGTCCACCATCCCATAATATATTCCTTTAATTAAACAATGGACGTAATGATACCATTAGTCACAGTTATTGTCTTTACACCTGCTGTAAATGTTCCAGATACACCAGAATTTAAGTTACTTGCTTGTGTAGAGGTTACGTGATATTGACCGCTTCCTAAAATGCTTGTCAATAACCCGTGATTTTTGTTTTGCAAATCTGCAACTGAACTACCCGCTTTATTTACCTGAGACCATGATACAGCTCCTGTGGTTGACAAGAGCGTGTATAATTGGTTATACCACGATACCCATGCAAAGTCACCGTTGTCGGCTCGTGTGGGTGGTGGTGGAAGGCCAACTGCCATCAATTACCTCCTTTGTTAATATCCACTTCAATGGCTTCTAAACGAAGCAAGTGAGGAAGAGCATATGTCAGTTTAATGGCACGTCGACGGAATTGACCCATTCTAAAGATAGCAGGAAGGTCTCCGTTAAATACCAAAGGTTGAGCAGTTGACCATGTCTTATAATCGTCATCTGACCAAGAGATATTCACTGTGCTGTCTACATAGGTATCGTCAGGGACGTCACCAACCAGAGTTAAACGGTGCATAAACTTACGGTTCATGTTGTCAAAGTCTAGTTTAGCAGAGATGGCTGTACAGGTAATAGCAGTTCCTGCATCAGTGTACTTCATCTCATCCATTTGATAAACCTTACCATTAGACTTATCTAGAATGTAAGCACTACCATCAGGACCATCTGTTCCGTAGTTACCCGTAAAGATACTAGCACTGGTTGCCCATTCATGCCACATATCTGTCGAGAAGCTGTATACCAATGTGCGAGAACTTAAACAGATGACATAACATTTCTGTCCAGAGACCCGTACACAGAAGCTAGTGGCATTCTTTAGTGTGCTACCTTCACCTAACAAGGCAGATTTAATAGCAGGAATACCAATTTCTTTTTCTTTAAAACCGTCAATGGTCCAGACTGTGTGACCACCGTTAACAGTTTCACCAATAAAGATTACTTCTTTTTCTGTTTGAACGACGGAGGCAGGTGCGACTGTACCAAACTGTTGTACCGCGCTAGCATGTCTAGCCAACGGAGACCCTGTAGCGTTAGCTGCATCATAAAAGTATTCAACTGAGCTTGATCCAATGGCATAGATATAGTTGTTGTTTTTTGATAAAGCTACAATCTTGTCAGGATACATCTCAGCAGAGATGAAGTCTCCAGAAGTCCATAGTAAGGCATCATCAAGATTGCTGTTGTAAATGTCTTGTGTAGACGCTTTTGCTACAAACAAATAGCCATCTAGAAAGACTGGATGGGGAATGTGTGGAGTAGGAAAATCGGCGTCTGTGATCTGTGTATAAGTACTAGGGGTGCTAAACACATAACCGTTAGTACCATCAAGTAGTACTAATGTAACAGTTCCTGTAGAACTAACAAACTCTGTAAAACCCACCTGACCGGTTGAGGTTGATAAAGTCAGTACCAATGTTCCGTTGGAGTATACCTTATTACCACTTACATTCATTAAGTAAGAAGTGCCACTAACAATCCAGTTATAGATACCTCGTCCCACAGCATTGTTGGTGGTGAATGAGGTAGTCATACCAGGACGGCTTTTAATATAATATTTCTTTTGGTCACCAATAGCACTCTGAACAACTTCCGTCATCATGTTGATTAAACGAAAGTCTTTACTACCAGAGGTGTCACGTTGTTGTGGGTTAGCAATAAAGTTAACCCGCTTAGTTTCATAAGTCTGTACGACGGGTGTTTTACTGTAAGCCATTATCGTCCAATGTAATCAGGTTGGAAGAACAAAGAACCTTCTTCCTGACCAAACGACAGTGCAGTTTGATGGAAGCGTTCTGCTTGTTGTGTAAGCAACTGACGATCTTGCAAAGGAACACCGTATTCAGGAGCAAGGCGGTCAGCCAAACCAAAGATGATTGCTTCTGTCCAGTAAGGAGGAAAGTCAATGTCATCTGAGGAGCTAGTCATGTCCTCAAAGGGACGTTGATAGCGAAGAATAATTGAGGTTGTACTGTCTGCTGGCTTAGGCCACAGGTTAATTGTACCCAACTGCATTTGTGGCTGGTAATACAAGTTAACAGGAGTGCCTGACGAATAGTTTAACGGCAGCAGATTGTAGTTGTAATCTGAGTAAATGTTCAAAGGAACATTAGAAGATGTTGAGTCACTGCGCCATGCTTGTGTGACTTTTAAGGGCATTGCAGTGTTAAGTGCTTGGCTGTTGCCAATTTGGTAAGCAGCTTGATTAGCAATGGTAGTGAAGGTATAACTCTTCATTGCCCATACAGGCATACCATCAGCTTGGAAACCCTTAATCATTGCGTTAAGGGCTTCTGCTGCTTCTGTCACTTGTGACGCTGTAGGAGTGCTTCCACCAGACAATACAGCAAGCTTGCGAAGAGCAGCACTGATAATGGCATCACGTTGAAGCTTCCATGTAGTTGTTCCAGAAGTAGACATTTATTTCCTTACGCTTTGTGATATTCGGCTTCTGTCAAGATGCCTGGTTTGTATTTGCCTTCAGGCTTAAAGATAGTGAGTTCTTGCTGGC